CCCGTGCCGGCGGCAGCGATGGCCGCGCCATCGGACAGGGCGCGCAAATCCTTAATTCGATCTTGCGCACTGAATCCGAAGGCTTCCATCTGAATCGAAGCCTTAATCAAATCCTGAAGCTCGAATGGCGTTTTCAGGCCAAGCGTTTCGAGGTCTTTAAGATGCTGCTGCGTATCCGTAACAGAGCGCCCCATTGTCTCGAACGCGACTGCCGAGGTTTCGAGCATCTTGTTGTACGCAATGCCCGTAGTTACGCCACTACTCATCACACCCGCAACTTTAGTGAGAGCGCCGGTCAGGAGATTCCCGCCTGCGACGTTGGCGATGCCTGCAAGATTTCCGACACTGCCACCACTAATGGAAGGGATGCTCAGCTTGAGATTACTGAACGTGCCTTGAACGCTCCGGGCTGTGGCTTTGGCTTTGGAGTCGGCAGCGTCCATCTTTGACCGGAACTGCCGGTCATCGGCGGTAAGGATTGCTTGAAGTCTGCCGAGTTCGGTCATTTCTTTTTCTTCTTGGCGGCTTTCGCTGCCCGTTCGCGTGCTTTCCGATCAATTGCTGGCGCGGCCAGCTCCTTCGCGTGTTCGAGCAGTTGCAGCCAGTGCAGATCACGCAGTGACCAGCTCTCTCGAATCTCCTGCGGATTCACGCGCCACTGAAGCGCGAATTCCAAAACCTCAAGGTCATCCGGCGCGGCGGCGAATCCGTTTTCAACCAACGCGCGTGGCGGTCTGCCCGTCTCGCCCCGCTCCTGTAGCCAGGTCTGAAGCCGCGCTAGGTCGTTTTTTTTGGAAAGGTGAAGTCGTTGACGGCCTCAAGTAGCGCGTCGAGTTGAAGCCGGTTTAAGGTCTTCAGCACGTCGAGCGTTGGCGCAACCGCTTCACCGTCCGTGGTGACCGACCAGCGCACTAGTTCTTTTGAGAGGGTCAAGGCCTTCGCTTCGACCAGACTCATTTGTTTTTTGGCATGCTCTTCGTCGAGTTGATCCAGTATCGCGCCCGTAATCGGACGGAACCAAATCTCCACAGCCTCAGTGACCGGCTGACCGTTTTCATCTTCTCCAATTGGAAGAAAGGCCGTCGTTTTATGGACGGCCTCATAAGCGCGTTTCAGTTCCATGATGAATTACAAACTTGCGAGCGTGTTGACCACCGTGACCTTGATGCCGCCGGAGATGTCCGCATCGGCAACCAGCCGGGCGTTCACCTTGTAGGCGTAGGTTTCCTGCACGTTTCCGGCTTCCTCCGGCGTTTCACACTTCACCGCGAAGTCCCACCAGATTTTGTACTTGTAGACGCCGGTAATCGTCGCGCCGATCATCTCGAATCGAACATACCGCGTCGGCTTCGTGTCACCGTTGAAGGTGTCCATGAAGCTGAGAATGTCCGTGTTCTTGATCAGCGTCATGTTGATGCGGGCCTCTTCAATGGCCTGTTGGACACTGTCTTTGAAGTCGGGATAGGCCGTGCAAAGCACCTTCACCGGATTGCGGATCGGCGGAATGGAGATGCCGATTTCGAGCGCGTCACAGAACTTCGTGGTGCCAATGGCGCCGAAGCTCGAATCAATGTACACGTTGACTGTGGATTTGCTGACTGGCTGCTGCGCGATGCTCGTAAACGACGCGCCGCCCGCCTGCAAAGTCGTCACGGCGGTTGCCGGCGTGCTGCCGCCCGTCAAGCTGTCCGTGGTCGTTGGAGGTGTCAGATTCGCCGCGCCCAATGCACCGGTTGCCTGAATCGTGATCGTGCCTTCCGGCAGGCTGGAACCGTAGCAGCGCACATCGTTCGGGCCGATATTGCTCAGGGCAATCAGGGCCGCTTCGATTTCGGCTGCCGTGGCGTTGTACGGAATGGCGCTGGTGGTCTGCCCGCCGTAGGTGATCGTAAAATCGCCGCCGGTTGGACTGCCGGTGATAACCAGTTGCCAAACTTCATCCGTCAGGGTTGCGGAAAGCGGCCCGGCCAGATCTTCAATGCGATAGCCGAAGCCCTCGCCTGAAATGCTGGCGTCTTCATCGGACATCGCAAGTTCCAGGCTGTTGAAATGGAAGCCCGGAATCACACAGCTTGCAACGCTGTCGCCGCGCCGAACCGTGAAGGTCTGCGGCGTGCCGAAGTTGCTTTTCGTTGGTGCGAAGATGTGCTGGTAGGCGCTGCCGCTGGGATTGCTGGTCGTTGGCGCGCCGAACAGTCCCGCGAGAATGTAAATGATCTCGTTGTAATCAACGCCCGCTTCATAGGTCGGCTCGGACATCTCGCGATGTTTGACGCCGGAACCGGGAATCAACTGCCCGGCAGGGCGGTAAAACTGGTCGTCCTGCATTCTGACCGGCTCAATCGAAAGCGACGGGAAATCCTTTGTTGCGCCAACCGCCGCGCCGATGACGCTTTCCGCGCCCAATAACAACCGTTGATTAACGTAACCGCGTGATGCCGCCATGGTATCTCACTCCTTATGCTGCTGGATAAATTGCCAGGCGGAACAATCCGCCCAAATGGGTATAGAAGCCGTCCTTGCCGGTCTTCGGTTCCGGGTAGCAGAGCGGCGATATCCGCCGGCTGCTGAACACATAGCTTTGGCTGGTCTCCGCCGCCGCCTCTTGAAACAACTGGTCAATCCGATTCGCCACCGTGCGCGCATTCGCGCTCGGGTTGCCGTCACAGACCACCTTGATCTGATAGGTCGGGTTGGATTGCACGCGGCAGATTCCATTTCCCCGCGTGTCAAAGCTCGACTGATGTTGAAAGAGCGCGTAAGGCAATGCCGCCCCTTTGGGAGCCTGCCCGTGGTAAACGCGCGTGCCAATGATCGCCGCCGCTTCGCTGTCGCCGGTCAGCTTGTCGTAAATCCACTTTTGCGCGAGCGGTAATTCGTTGGCCATCAGATCACCCGTTTCACGTCCGCACCGAACTGCTGGACGGCCTCTTCAAATGCCGGGAGCAGGAAAGGTTGGGCGCGCATCCGGGTCGTTCCAAATTCAACGTGGATGCCGTATTCCGCGCCCACAAACACAATCCCGGTCAGATCGCCTTCAAACGTGCTTTGAATCGAGTTGAGCAGTAGGCCTGTATCAACTGGCGCGCGAAGCTTTGCCCCGGCTTCGACCTGGAGAGCTGCTTTCCGGATTAACCTGCCCAGCTCCTGCCGAGTCTGCGCCTTCACTTTGGGAATCTTGCTTTTCCACATTTGCGCGCCTTCCAAGCGTCGTGACAGTAATGCCCGCCGTTTTGTATTGCGCAGTCAGACGATCCACGTAAGGAAGCTCGGCAGAGATGACGACTTCATCGCACCCACCAAGAACGTCACTTGGCTCGCCTTGCTTCGCGATCTCCACTTCGTCGCCGGCAGTGCGCCGCCGGTCCGCGTAAGCGGCAATGCGTTCGTCGCCGTCCAAGCCATAAATCAAGATTCTCATTCGTCTAAATCCCCTCGGTCTTCTTCCGGGACGTTCTCCCGAATGGTTTCCGGCTGCACCTCCCGGAGCGCAACCTTGGTATCTACCTTGTGCGACTTGCTCCCCAGCCAGCCGACGATTTCATATTCGTTCCCGTCAATCCGAAGCCGGGCGTCTTCAGCAATCTCCGCATCCCAGGGCAGCACCGCGACAAAAGGCGAATCCGTCATCGGCTGCCCAGCCTGCAACTGCTGCCGCTCGGCATAGTTCGCGGGCCGGAATCGGCACTGGTACGAATTGACCGCCGTGTAAGTCACCGTCTCGCCGCCGTAGCCGTCTGCCGTTGGTGTGCCTTTGGTCAGCACGGTCGCCGTCTTATCCATCGCGGCCTGATTGACGCGGCGCACGCGGTTCAGGGTTTGGGTTGTGATCAGCTGCTTGCTCATGCTCGAACCAGTTGCGGCCCTTGAATCAGCGCACTGATTAACCGTGTCACTTCCGCCGGCAACTCGCCATCGGGCCGGGTCTGCCGGAATTTCACCGACACACCGCCTGATTCCGAATACTCCGAAACTTCATCCCCTTCACCGTCACTGAAGCCATCCAGGTACGCGAGCGCCAGCAGGCATTGCGCGTCTTTGATCTGCTGGGGGATTTCAGTCGTCAGGTAGACTTCGCCGACCGTACAATAGCCGTAGCTGTAAAAGCCGTTATTCACGGCATCCACCTTCGCTACGCCGTCACGCGGCCACGAAAGCGCCTGCGTGCTGGTCACGCGACTGCCCAGCCAGTTCTCCTGATTCAACCG